CTATCTTTGATTGAGGTAAATAAACATGGCAGTACAGACGAGTACATCTGGAAATCTCCAGAACATGTCTCGTATCATGCTTGCACAGGCACGATACACAGAGGAGCATAACGCTCCGATGGTTGGACTCATTGAGAAGTTCAATCTTGGTAAGGGTGAGTACAAACTAGAAATCCCTAAAGTTGCTCAGATGGATGCGGAAGACCTTGCTGAAGGTCAGGACATGATCGACAGTGAGGACATTGATGTCTCAACTGTTACAGCAACTACAGCGGAAGTTGGTCTTAAGGTAATTATTACCGACACTCTTCTTCGACAGAACAACGAAGATGTGTACAAGATCATTGGTCGCCAGATGGGTGACGCTATGGCTAGGAAGAAGGACAATGACATCATTGCCCTGTTCCCTTCCTTGAATGGCGGTACTGTTCTTGGTGCAGATGGTGCAAACCTTACTCTTGCTTTTGCATCTGCACTTGTTGCTACCGCAAAAGCAGATCAGTTTGGTAGCGATATTTTTGTCGTTCACCACCCTAATGCAATCTGGAAACTGGCATCTGACGTAGGAAACACTATCACTACCTACCCACTCCCTGATGCTTTCAACAAGCCAGCGGTCAAGGATTACTGGACAGGCATTAAGATTTCTGGTGTCCCATTCTTTGAGGATGGAAACATCGCCAAGATTGGTACCACGGATTCCGGTTACGGAGTAATTGCTGACAAAACTGCAATGGGTCACTTGTCCGCAAGTGGTCGTTCAGAAGAGCGTGAGCGAGATGCTTCGCTTCGTGCCTACGAGGTTGTTGTTACTGAAGACTATGCAGTCTTTGAAGTTGATGACACCCGTGGTTCTTCAACTCGGCAAGAAATTCTCAACCCGTCAACTGCTTAACAAATAATTCAAGGGGGCTTTAAATAATGGTTTCTAGGCAAAGTAGAATTGAAATGTCCGTAGGTGGAGTAAAGAAAATCTCACTATGGAAGCAAGCAATTATTGAAGGAAAGGAAGTTTGGGAAGAATGTCCAAACTTACCAAAACCTTTTCTTCAAACGTACTTATCTAGAGGCTTTGTTGAAAGCCCCCCTGAATCTAAACCTGAAACTAAACCTGAAACTAAAGTAGAGGAGAAGGTCGAAACCTTTTCGGAAGCTATAGCATCAGGTAAGCTAGACAATGTTGCTCCTGTTTCGACTGAGACAAGAGTAAATAAAAAACTAGGGCGACCTAGAAAAAAGGTGTAACGATAGACCGAGCCTTTAATATCGGACTATCGCAGGGCTTAGAACCTGCTCAAAACTTAACCCAAGGAGGGTTATTAGAATGGCATTTCCACTCACAATACATTTAGGTTATGGACAGGAAAAAGTAGAGACTTCTGACCAGAAGCAGAAGCTTGGCACAAGGGCAGTCCTGCCTGATGGTCGAGTGTTTTACTACGCAGAAAACAGTTCTGCTGCAATTACTACTGCTGGTCAGATAGTAGATGGCATAGCTGCTGTAACAGCGGATGATGGAGACTTGGCTACTGCTGCGTTAGCAGCGGGTTCGCTGACGGTAACTACAACTACTTCTCTTACTGTAACCAAAAACCAGTACAAAGATGGCTATCTTTTTATCAACGACAATGCTGCTCAAGGTGAGGTGTATAGAATTAAATCTAATACCGCTAAATCCAGTGCAGCAGGAGTCGAAATAACGCTTGATGAGTCAGATGGCATTAGAACTGCCTTCACTACTTCTACGCAGTTCGGTTTGATGTATAACCCTTACAAGGATGTAAAGATCATTGACGGTGACGGTACTATGACTACCGGACCATTAGGTGTCACAACCATCCCTGTAACCGCAGATTACTTCTGCTGGGTACAAACTGCTGGTCCTGCTGCTGTGCTAACTGGCGCAGCGATTCTCGTAATTGGTGACGCTGTTGGGATTAGCAAAGCAGATGAGGATGGTACTGCTGACCTTTGGGATGCCTCTACTGAAGAAGATTCAAGACCTATTGGTACTTCTATGGGTGTAGCATCTGTCAATACCGAATACGGATGGGTCATGCTCGCAATTCGCGACTAATCACTATTCGGCACTAGAGGGCTAACTTGGCGAAGCAACAAATCTGGCTACCTGTATCCGCAGGTAGAAAAGCTGGGCATCGTCAAGTTAGCCTCTCTAGAGATGTTGAACGTGTGATCGGGCAGCCGTCCGAAGAAACCTTTGATGTTGGGAATGGAAAGAATGTTTACATCCCCGGAGCATCTAGGCTTGAAGGACAACAGTTAGAAGAACTCCTTCATAAAGAACGAGAAGTTGCAGAGCAAGAAGCACAGGCTTTTGCAAAGCAGCTACCAACCCATCCGGTTAGCAAGGAAAAACTAGACGATCTCAAGGGTGGTCTAAAGTCTTTAGCTGACTGGAGAAGAAAGCGCAGAGCAAGCAAGTAGGTACATCGTGGCTGCATTTCAAAGCAGAACTAGAGAGCAGATCAGGCGGTCTATTGCAGCGAACTTAGATCAAGCCCCATCAAGTTCGGC